GCTTCTTCAGTTGACGCTGTATTTACTTCTGGACTAGCTATTCCTAAATTAACCGGAACCCATGAAAATGGCTCATATGTAAGACTTCCTTCTAACTATACCCCAGATGGTACTAATAGAAGTTTAATAAATAGCCCTATTGATGATCTATTTTATCCTCCTAATCTTCAATTCGATCCTGATAAAGGTACAGGAGGAGGAGTTACCTTTGATTTCTGGGTTCACGTACCATCCCTAACATTTACTGATGACCATAGATACAGATTAATAGCTGCTTGTGAAAATTCAGGAGCAGGATCTGCAGGAAACCCACAACAAACTGATATTTATGCTTCTAGAACAGCAGGTAATGGTTGGCTAGACACTAATAAAGTTCATGGTATGATTATGGGGTTTAGAGATAAAGGAGGAAGTAGTCATCCTAGTGGTATTGAATTTGGAGTCTTTCCTACCGTATCCCAAAACAGACACGATCAATTTACGGGACATAATATATGTATTGCCGAAAAACTAACATTTACGAATACAGGAGCGCTGACAGAAAACGGTATTACAGAGTTAGGAACTGTAGTAGGGTCTGGCACTTCAGTTGAAGGTGTATCAATTCTTGACGCCTCAGCTGGGTTCTCACATGTTTCTGTAGTATTTAACTTCAAAGAAAATTCTATAACTTCATATTTCGATGGGGTAGCATTAAGCACTTCTTCTCTTTCCAGCTCTTTTGATGTAAGATCAACTAGATCTATAAATATACCATCCTTTACTAAAGCCCCAGACTCAAGCAATTACGGAGTTTCCAGCTTCAATAACGAAGTCAGTTCAGGTCCCAAAGTAGGAAGTCTAGGAGACGGGTATACCCCTTGGATCTTAGGGGGAGGATTCTCAGACAGAACAGGTAAAGACTATGGAGGACAATCTATAGCTGTAGATTACCCTGGATTCTTAGGATTTAATACTAACACTTTTTATGGTTCTCCTACCTATTCTCAACAATCTTACCCTATTCAACAGGATTATAGTGTAACCCCTTCTAGCGGTCTAGGTGGGTTTATTGGAAGTTTTAAGCTATATTCTAGAGCCCTATCTAATACAGAAGTATCTTTAAATTTCAACGCACAAAAAGGTTTCTATAAAAATATAAAAGTATGAGAACAAACGAAGACATAACCAAATTATCTACATCAAAAGTACCTATTAGAAACGGGATTTCATTCCCCGCTGTAGAAGGTATGGGTGGGTTCTTTACGAAAACCGAAGGAGTTAGTACAATATTGTCTGGACTAAAACAGCTGATACTAACTAGTAAAGGTGAAAGAGTAATGAATCCCGAGTTCGGCACTTCTCTAAGAAAATCAGTTTTTGAGCACTTTGATGACGAATTAAAGAAAAATCTCTCAAACGATATTACTAGAGCAGTTGCTATTTATCTTCCTGAAGTTCTAATTTCATCTTTAATTATCTCATGGGATGAAAGCCCTCAGGCTTCTAACAGAAACCAATTATTCGTATCCTTAAAATTTGCAGTCTCCGAGGATCTCAATAATGAACATAGATTGGAGATCGTAGTATAATGAGTAACGACATCATTGGAATTTTTAACACATCAGCATTCGATGGCACTATCGATACTGATTTTCTAAGCATAGGTAACCTAAGTTTAAATAGTAAAGCATCTAAGGTTGATTACTCAGCTGATGACTTTGAAGATTATAGAAATGCACTAATTTCTTATGTAAGAGCTGTATACCCTGACGATTATAATAACTTTGCGGATTCTGATATGGGTATGATGCTGGTTGAATTATTCGCATACTTAGCAAGTGTTTTATCGTTTAAAGCTGATATGCTTGCTAATGAATCTTTCATTAATTCTGTAAAATCAACAGAAAACTTAAGAAAATTACTACAACTTATAGGTGTTACCTTAAAAGGTCCTGTAAGCGCGAAAGCTGGAGCTACGTTGACGGTTAACGCTAATGACGCTCTTTCCCCTGGGGAAACTCTTAATATATCTCAAGGTGATAGATCCTTTACAGTAGACTCAAATAAAGATACAGGATTTTTAACGTACACTTTATATAAAGTTTCTGAGAATGGAGCTATTGATCTAACTACTCCTACTATAGAACTAAATTATTCTGAATCCTTAAATAGTGACGGAGCAACATTTTCTAATTTAATTTTACTAGAAGGACAGCTCAAATCTAAAACTGGAACTTTTACAAATTTAAATACACTTCAATCTGTTGATTTAAATGATTCTCCCGTAGTAGAAGGTAGTGTATACGCCATAGTTAATGGGGAAATATATAACGAAGTTCAAAATTTATTTTTAGCTGATTCAGATGATCTAGTATTTTCTAAAACATATACTGATAATTACGGAGCCACTTTAATATTTGGAGATAACGTTAGAGGAAAGTCCCCAAGTCCTAATGATAGCTATTCTTGTTTTTATAGAGTAGGAGGAGGTACTAGAGGAAATGTTTCTCCTGGATCTATCAACTTCTCCATACCTGCTAATGTTAATAACTTAAAAGATATTTCTGTTAATATTACAAATCCTACTAAAGCAACTGGAGGTAGAAATTCAGAGACTATAGAACATGCTAGAAAGTGGGGACCTAATTTCTTTAAAACTCAATATAGAGCTGTAACTGGGGAAGATTATACTACCTTTGCAAATCAATTCGTAAGTACAGTAGGTCAGTCTGGGAAATCAATAGCAGCTCTTAGAAGTTCAGGAGCAGGTTCAAATATGATTGATATTTACACGGTAGCTTTTGCTGATGAGGTAGAAGGAGTTCAAGCTCAACTAGAAAGAGCTCCTATTACTTATAAGAGTGAACTCATCTCATACTTAAATGAGTATAAAATGCTAACTGATGAAATTACAATTGTAGATGGGTTAATTAGAACTTTAGATGTTAAAGCTACAATATACATAGATAAAACTTATGAACCTTTTGAGGAAGATATAAAAAGAGCTGCTAGTAATAAAATTTTACAATTCTTTGATCTATCTAAACGAGAATTTGGAGAGGTAGTAAGGACTGACCAATTAAATCGTGAAATTTTTAGTATCCCTGAAGTTAGATTTTCTAAAATTAATAATCTGAGAACTGATGACATTAAATTAAATTTTAATGAAATACTTCAGTTAAATAATATTGAATTAAACGTAGTACTAGTATAATATGCCATCAAGAAAGAGCGGAATCGGATCTCTAGGTAAAAAGCCTAGAAAATACTATAACCATAATTACGTAGAAGTTATTAGAGGTCTTACACCAGACCTTTATGCGGATACTGATTATGCTATTTATGGAACTCAAGAAGACATTCTATATACCGTCTTAGGTAAACTTTTAAAGACGATGGATGAGATTTCAGATATAGTTCCTGTTGATTCCTCTACTGAAGATTTGCAAAGAAGATTTGTTATGCGAAATAATCTTACGCATATACGTCCTAGTATTTTCGAAAATAAAATTTTGAAAGCTGACGGGAAATCATTTAAAGATTTTGGAAATAAAGCTGAGTTTAAAAAATATTTAGAACTTCATTTGCTTCCCCAAATTACGACTAATAGTCCTAATTTAAGATTTGTTCAAGGAGTAGCTCGAAAGGTAGATTCTTCTGTAAGTAGTGCTGCAGCATGTAAAGATTTCTTATTAGATACTTTATCGTGGGCTTACATTTTAAATTATGAAGCCGGTGAAGTATCACCCTCAAGCATTGTAGCTACGCAACTTTCGGAATTATACGATAATAAAATTATTACAGAAAAAGAAGGAATCTTTATGCTGTATGAGTATCTGTGGAAAAACAGAGATTTCCACCCTTCTTACCGAAATTATCTTCCTACTCAATTTTCTGTAAATGCTACCGATGCTGATAAAAAGTTTTTTACATCAGGAACGCAGCAATTAGACAATCTTAAAACTGTACTTGGAGTATGGTATAATCCCCATGATGAATCTTCAACTACCTTAGATGATTATTTTGAATTGTATACTAACACGCAAGGATTATCTCCGGAGAAAAGATTTACACCACGTCAGATAGAAGGGGGAGCTATCACTAAATTTTTACAAGCTATTAGTTTAGGTTTCTATGACGTCAATACTACTATATCAGAACTAGAAGACTTAGTAGATCTAGAAAGATGCCCGCCTGAATTTCTACAGTACTTAGCATCTTTAATAGGGTGGAAACTTTTAACCGCAGATGTTGATAGATGGAGAGCTCAATTAAGAAAAGCTGTATATCTATACAAAAGTAAAGGAACTAAAAGATGTTTAACTGATGCTATTAACTTGGTCCTTCCCGGAATTTCAACAAGTATATCAGATAACTTAACGGAGAACTGGGAATTATATCTTCCAAGGATGATTTACTATTTAATAGCTACCGCATCTCCAGTTCTTAATGATGGAAATTATACTGCACATACTTTAGATGGAATTCCGGTAGATCAATATTTTCCTGATAATATGGATAATAATTATAGAGTAGCAGTTGATTATGTACTCAGCGCAGTTCATAATTTAACTCCCCCTACTAACACAACACCTGAAGGTGGAGCGATTTATATTAATAAAAAGAAATTTGCTCTCAATACTTGGGATCCTACGGACGTTGATTTTCCCGGGTTCCTCCATAGAGGTAAACCTAATGTAAAAGTACCACCTTGGGAAGACGATAGATTTTACAGCAATACTTTTGTAACAAGGGCACAGATGGCAATCATATGTGATATCTTAACCGGACAGCGAAAAGACTCAACCTCAAATGTTCCAGGCGGAGGATTTGAAATTCCAATTGAATATGCGTCTTCTTTATCATCTATAGTACTAAAAGATAACATAGAAGATCCTGTATATGAATATCATTGGAATATGGGATGGAAATCCTACTCTAAAACTTTACAAGTTCCTCCTAATTTATCCGCACTAAAAGAAGCAAAAGATTTAAAATCATTAGGTATGATGGATTCTTGGTGTTCCAAAAGCTCCTTTATATTTTCCCATTTAGAGTTAGACGACTTACAGCATAAAGTTGAAGGAGTCTCCCTATCTCTAGATAATATATTAACTAATATATCCAGTGTATTTACTAACTTTATACCTTTTCATGTTGTTTTCAAACTAATAGCTGAAACTACATTTGATGATCACCATGAAACCGCTGACAGATTTTGTGTAGCCG